AATATTTTTTCTAATGATATTCTGCGGAATATGCAATGCTGCTCCTAAAAATAATATTTATGTAAAAAGAGTAAGTCAAAACCATGGCAATGAGCGTATCCCTTTCGCTATATCGGTCGATTCAAATTCTTGGACTCAAATTCTTGATGAGGATGAAAATAGGCGGTATTCTATTATCGAGGCTACCTCTACCACTTTAAATACTATTGTGTGTTTGTCAACCACATCAACTGTTTCTACAGTATGCAGTATATCATCTAACGGCCAAAAATTAGGCACACAAAGATATTATTACGAAGATTATAGTCAAGCTGCTTTATACGGAAGAGTAGAAGACGCTTCTTCTGCCGACTTCACTTTGTTCGGAGAAAAGAGGCGCGATAGTAAGGATATTGCTACTGACGACTAGAGGGTATATGAGACTTTTCCTATTTTTTATTTTAATTGCGACCTCTGTTCCATGCTCCTCAAAGACTGCATCAACCTTAGTGACTGACACCCGGCTTTTAGCGAGAGATCCCTCCTCGCTTGGTCGGGTGCGGTTTTCTGATGCCCAGATTTTAAATTTTCTTAATGAAGCACAAGGTGATGCAATTTCAACAACGTTTTGTATCGAGAAAGAATATTCATTCGATACAGTTTCAGGGACTACTTATTATGCGTTAACTGATTCTTTTATAAGTGTTAAACGTCTTTTATCTGATAGCATGAAACTTGACGAAAAAAGCCCAGAGAAACTTGACAAACTTTCTTCTGAGTGGGAGACTGTAACCGGGACTCCAATGAATTTTTATATAAATTTTTCAAGTCGTACAAAAATAGCTTTTTATCCCGTTCCCGATTCAGTAAGTTCTATAACTACGATTAAGATTGAGTATTTTTCCCGGGCTGATACAATGACTTTAACATCAACCCCTTTTAATGGAATAACCGAATTTACTTCATTTCATTGTATGCTTTCATATTACGCTGCTGCGCAAATGCTTTATATTGATGGTTCTGTGACTGTCGGTGATCGGTATATGCAAAGATATATGTATCTTAAAGAAGTTTTTGGAAGGTCATGTAAAGCGCGCCCTTCCTATATGCCGAATATTAATATGTCACCAAAATAAGGATTATGAGACTAATAATTTTATGCCTACTTTTAACCCCTTCATTTCTTAAAGCCCAAACTCCGGCTATTGAGGCGTACCCTATTCCAAATTTTAGTCAAGGTGTTGTTACCCGATATAGTCCTGCTTTAATTCCGGAAAATTCTGTTCAATGGGCTGAAAATGTATACTTCGATGTTGAGGGTGGCATAACTCGGCGCAAAGGGTATTCTCAATTTAATTCGAGTGTATTCCCGGATTCACAATCTGTTCGCGGGCTTTGGCCGTTTACTTCCGATGACGGTACAAGATATCTTCTGGCACTTTCAAGCGAAACGATTTATCAAGCAACTACTGATGGCGAATTCGAAGCTATACCCGGACTTAATGGGTTTTCAAGTGTGTCTGATATGGATGCGACTACTCTATCTGGCAAAATATGGTTCACAAATGGCACTGACTCTGTTGCTAATTGGGATGGGTCCAGTACAAGCACTGTAACCGAAGCTCCTCTTGGCGGGTTGATAGAGTCTTATAGGAATCGAATTATAATCGCTGGGAAATCCGGCGAACTGTCAAATATATATATGTCTGAAAATTTAGATGGCACTGAATGGACTATCGGGCCTACTTTAAATACTTCCCCTATTAATTTGCCTATCGGTGGAATAAATGGAAAACCTATTACTTGTCTATACGCAGGATATAAAGATATTCTCTGGGCTTGGACCGAAGATGAAACGTGGGGTATTTATGGTTTTGGTTATAAGGATTTTGCTACCCGGCAAATTTCCCGGGAAGTCGGCTGTATAGAAGATAAATCAGTTCAAGAAAAAGACGGAAAATTATATTGGATGTCGCGCCGTGGTGTTGAAGAAGCTACCGGGCAAACTTTTAATCGTATTTCTGATGGGAATAAAGATATTTTCGATACGATCATAAATAATACAGCATTGCTGAGGCTTAAATTATATTCTTCTCAAGCTGAGTGGGAAGAGGGGACCTTAGGAAATGAAATATCCGCTACAATTAGTCCAGCAAGTATCGTTCCGGCAACTTTCACAGTAACCGAAACTCAAGATTATGAATTTGATGAGGGAACTTTAGTTGATGTTTCTACTACTAATTCTAATTATGAAAATTCGTTAGTGCTATCTACATTTACAAGTGTAGAGGATGGTTTTGAAAATGGTAATTATACTACAAATCCAACATGGACATTCACAGAAGGAGAAGATTCTTTTGCTTTTGTTTCAAATTGGTTAAGGCATGTATATCTGTCAACAGGTGGGTTTACTTCTGGTGTCCTAACTACTACAAACTCATTATCAATCGTCCCAAGTAAAATAACTTTGGATTTACAAAATAATATATCTGTAAATTCTGGCGCATCCCCTCTCGTTCAGGGGGTTATTGAAATATATTTTATAGCATCTACAGATTCACTATCAGGAATAACAGCTTATTCTATAAATCTAGATAATAAAATGGTAGGATTCACCCAAACAAGAAGTATTAAATTAAATCAATATACTAATGGAAGTGTTGTTATATTGGGAACAGACTCTAATGTCGGTGAAAGTATATTAAGTGGGTATCAAAGCAATCTTCAATGTGATAACATAGAAATAACATTTACAAGTACAAATACCATAACCATTGAAGATGATTCTTGCTCATTATATATTTCTACTATTATGCCGAATTATTCCATTTTAACATCAAGCAATATCGCGATCTATATGAGTTCTTATCGTGGGGTATTAGATGGAATAGGTGTATATGTAAAACAAATAAATTCTGAAGCAAGATATGAAACTGGAACCTATACCTCTCAAATATTTGATACTGGAATATCAACAACGATAGGTGGTCTGTTCGACGCTAACTTTACAACATCAACCGCTGAGGGCACAAGCTTAGATTTCGGGATTAGGGAAAGTACTTCTCCTAATAATGATTTATGGTCTGCGTTGTCGGCAATAACAGTTTCAACAGATACTCAAGCTCTTTCATTAACTGAGAGATATTGGCAGTTTAAATCTACATTTACAACCACATATAGTACCCATACTCCTATTTTAGCGGATTATACTCTCCAAGCTACTACAACCGGGCAATATATTGGGGAATGTGTAACAGCTACCGAAATTTCTTCATGGGGAAATTTTCAAGCTAATCAAATAATATCCGGAAATAGCTCAATAGAATATTATGTAAGTACCGGCGCGACTTGTGATTCAGTCGAGCAGTCAACCGCTACATGGAATTTACAGAAAAATAATGCTCCTATAACTGTTTCAACTGTTCCATATTTAGGTATTAAAGCTGTTTTAATTCCAACTGCTTCAAGCGAAACAACTAAGGTATTGGATTTTACAGCAAATTGGCAATCAGGGACATCCCGCCCGCCACTTGCTTCCGCTATTTATAATAACCGGTTATATATCGCCTATACGACAAATACTTCTTTAGGTTATAATGATTGGCTTACTGTTTACGATAAGAATAACGCGCCAACTTTTCTAAGTAATATAAATTGTTATTCTCTTGGGTTGTTTAATCGAAATATGTATTGCGGTGATTCTGCGTCCACCGGTAAGATTTATCAACTCGAAATTGGTGAGGATGACGACGGTGAAGAGTTTACTTCTAAGATAAAAACAAAAGCATATGCTTTCGGTGATCCTAACGCTGAAAAGGAATTTGTAAAAGCTTATACTATTTTTAGCCCGGAAGAAAATGCGGCGCTTGATATTGATTTAACTCCTAAATATTATTTAGACCTTTCAACTACTGCTATAATATTAGATAATATAAATACAGGAGAAGATTCTACTGCTGGAATACTTGTAAGTAAGATCCCTTTTTCTTTAACTAACAACGTTTCAGGAAGATTTTTATCAATGGAATTTATTAATACCGGAAAAAATCAACCGTTTACATTATTCGGACTTACATTTTATTATAAAAAGTATGACGTTAAATAGGAGAAATCATGGATAACATGCAAGAATTTTTAAAAACATTACAACCGACACAAAATCAAGATTTAGGTTCTATGGATGCTAGTTATGAAAATATCCAGAAATTACTTTCCGGTGGAGACAAAACATATTCCGGGATGACGATGCCGGCTGTTCTTCCTCTTTTAACTACTGAATCAGATCCTTATCTTCAAGAGTATATAAAATCTCTTAGGGTATCTGGCGAGGATAGTAAAAACCGCGCTGTTGCGGATGTTACAACTGAGAGTTTAAAGCGTGGTATTACCGGGTCCAATATTGAAATGGGAACAATCGGAGATACCGTTCAAGGAATGGAACAAACTCAAGAGCAAGGAATTAATCAAATGTTAGCTCAAGAATCCGCTGGTAAACAATCTCAATTAGTTAATTTCTTAAAAGAAGCTTACGGAATTGATTATTCCGCTCAAGCCACCCAAAGAGAAAACGTTGCTGGCGCTATGGGTGAAAAAATGAACTTAGACGCTCAAATGAAGATGTTTCAAGATGCATTAGACGCGCAAAAGACTACTTGGTGGCAGGATTACGGTCCTAGCCTTATTGAAGCAGGTGGAAATATCGCCGCCGCGGCAGTGAGTAATAAAGGTTAAGGAGATATTATGGCAAGATTTATTCAACCCCCTAGCGGGCAATTAATGGAGTCTATGTTAAGAGCCCAACAACAAAAAAGTCAACGTAGACAGGCTATTGGACAGTCTATCGAAGGCGTGGTTAAGAAATTCCAAGACGATAAAATAAAAAAACAAAACGCTCTTAATGACGCTATGTTTCAAAAAGCAAAAATAACTCTTGATTTTAGATCTAAGTTTGATATTAATAAACCCGGCGGAACTGCTGTAACTGATGCAGTGGCCAATGTGGTTGGTGTTGCTCCCGGTACGCTCATTTCCCGAAAAGAAGATAAAGTAAAACCGGAAAGGATGCATACTTTAACTCCTTCTGATCAAAAACTCATAAACACAAAAGAAAAAACTATGTCCGTTGATATCTTTAAAACAAAATTCAACGCTGCTAATAAGCAAAAGGCTGATAGAATTGCAAACTCAACAATGAGTATAAAAGATAAAGTAACTCTTTACCGAAATCTCGCTAATGATAATTTTGATTCTATGTGGAATTATGATAAAGATACCGATGCACATAAAATGAGAAAAGGACAGGCTGAAATTTATTTAAAAATGGCTGATGATTTAGTTCCTTCAAAATATTGGCTCGAGAAAAAAAAGTACGAAGAAACAAATCCAAATACTTGGTATGGTGGGAAAGTAAAACCTTCCAAAAAAACAAAAGTTGAAATTAAAGAAAAAGGTGCTAAGAAAAAAACAGAAGTTAAAAAAGTACAACCTATAGGCGAAGTGGAAAAACCTAAAATTCCTGTAAAAACTAAATCCAAAGAAAAAGAAGAAGGGTATACGGTTATGATTAAAGATGGCGCAGAGTTTAAGGTTCCAGATGCAAATGTGGAAAAAGCTAAACTACAAGGATATACAGTGAAATAAAATGAAAATTGAGGATCTTGGAATAATCCCTATAAATGCTTCACAAGAGGACCTAGGTATCATTCCTATTAAGGAAGATCTAGGTGTTTTACCTATCAAAGAAGATTTAGGAATCATCCCAGTTAATGAGGATCTTGGAATAATCCCGATTACTGTAAAACCTGTAAAAAGACCTACCGATATATTAATGGGTAAATCTGATCCTATACAACTTAAAAGAGCACAGGTATTCGGAAAATTCCGGGAAGAAGCAGGTGCCGGTGTTGGTGCCCAGGCAAAAGACTTTATCACAACCGGGGCAAAGAAAGTTAGCACTTTTCTCGGTAAGAAACTTAAATCTGATGTAAAAGCTACTTATAAATTAGGGAAGTTTGGACTCAATTTTGCTAAAGCCATTGGAGCTACAGCCGGGCATGCCTTAACTGGAGAACCTTTCAATGCTGAAACTCTTAAAGCCTGGCAGGAAGTTAAACAATCCGGTGATGAGGCTCCATTAGATGAATTATCTGATGCTGCTACCGTAGCGGCAATAGTGTATGGCGGCTATCATGGAGTCAAGTCTGTCCCGGAAATATTTAATCAATTAAAGGGAAGTAATCTATTAAGAAAACTTGCTATCAGAGAGCGCGGGCTTGTAAATCTATCTGATAATCAATTAATGGAAATGTTTCAAGGGCTCCCTAAGAATCTTCAAAAGCAGGCCGCAGTTAATAACCCGCGAATAAGAAAAATCCTTCAATTATTACCCGAGGAAAAAGCTGCTCTTCCTTCCGGAATTGTAAAAAATACCGGTAAAACTCTGGCTGAGTCTATTGAGACCGCTAGGAATCCAATTAATCCCTCTAGGCTTGAACCTCAAAATAAGCTTGCTCAATTTGCTAAGTCTAGGTTTGAAGCCGGTAAGATTTCAAATTTCGAGTATAATGAATTAATGGTCAGTGCTCAAAAGTCTACTGGGCAAATTCCAGTTATTGAAAAAGATTTAAGTATAGAGGCTAGGAAGTTTACTAGTGCTGAGGAGTTCTCCAAGGAAGTTATATCAAGTGAAACAAGGTACAAAACAAGAAAAAACATACTAATTAATAAAATATCCAAATCTAAAGCAATAAATGAATTAAAAGAAAATCCCAATAATCCCAAAATAGATAATTCAGCTATAAAGAGTTGGACTGATATAATAAGTGAAGCCAAAGAATCTAATTATCCAGTTATTATAATAGACAACAATAATATGATAATAGACGGACACCATAAATATCTAGCTTATAAAAAACTAGGAATTAAGAATATCCCTACTGTAACAGAATCCCAATTAACCGACATTTGGAATAAAGCTCAAAAAGATGGAGTTTCTTTAACTTCTGCTGAAAAGGCAGATCTTGAAGGAACTGGGAAGATAGATTACCGGCAGCCTTCCGCTGGTGAGATTAGAAAAGCATTGACTCCTAAAGTTAAACAGGTTATTGATAA